CACATTGCTTGTTGTAAAATATATTTGTCATAATCGTCGATAGTAAAATGGATTGGGAATGTTTCATCTGTCATGACAGATGTAAACCCTTCTTTACTCTTATATATGGCTCGTGTTAATCCATCTAAATATGCGGGCATTGCGTCAATAGCATCTATAGTATCACTATTATTAAATGATAAATCGTATTTCACTGTTTTTTGTTCCTGTAATGTATAAAGAGCTCTCTCATAAAAGGGTTTTGAGTTTACTATTTTTTCATTTAATTCATTTTTAGATAATGACTCTATATTTGAGTTTAAATAAACCGGATTACCTACAATCACAATGTTGCTTTCATTATTTTTAAATTTTAAAAAATAAGTAACCAAATAAATAAAACTTATAAGTATTAAAATAACAAATAATATAAATACGGTTGTTGGAGTATTTTTATAATCTTCTTTCATAAAATCTATAAAATCACTGATTAAACACGGTATATAAAAAATTAAATTTTTTAAAAAATCTAAAATGGGAGTTCCAGTGCCAGTTTTATATATGCCTGTATAAGAATTAATTATCGCCAATACAATGACTAATGATATAATGGTAAATGTGGTTGAAATATTAATGCTTGTTAAAAATAGACTAATGGCTAAATTATATAAAATGTAAAATGCTATAAACAATGAAAAAATAAGTAACAATACTTTAAAATAATTACTTGTATATGATTTGATTTCAAATTGTAAATTATAATATTTTTCATCATCATTGAACTTTCGAAATGTAAAAAATAAAATATATGAAAATAATATAATATAAATAAAAATCATGGGGATATTTGCGTAATCTAAAATTTTATATGGATTATAGAAAAAAATAATATACCCTACAATAATCATAAATACAATTAAAAATACCAAAAATGATGGCAAAAATATATCGGATGTTTTACTATAATCATTCAAATCTCTTAATGCGTCTCCTATTAATGAAGGATATTCGTTCCAATTTTTTTTAGTTAGATTATATATAAATATATCAAATTTAGATTTAGTAGGGTTGGTAGACATATTATTTATTTATATTAAATATTCATATTAAATATTCTCTAATGAAGTTTTTTTCCCATGACAATTTCTACACAATGCTATTAAATTAGAAATATCATTACTTCCGCCTTGGTCTAATCTTATTGTATGGTCGACCTCAAACCATGCGGTCAATTTCTCTTTACAGTCACCGCATTTCCAATTTTGGTTTGAAGCTACAAACTTTTTCTTTGTTTCGCTCACGCTTCTTTTATGTGTTCTACTGCTTTGAGTTAATCGGTCACTTCCTCTCTCTTCATTCTGGTTGTAAGATAATAGTGGAGAAATCATATCCTTTGTTCCTTTATCTATTGGTATAACATTTATATATTGATTTAATGCCTTTACGGTGTTGACACCTTGTATTGGGTTTCTTTGAACTACTAAATAAAATCCTAGACCCACTATTAAAATGCCCGCTACTTTATAGTATTTTTTATAGGAACCAAAAGATTTTAAAAGAAAATTATCATGATATGTGTTATATGCTAATAACCCAGTAATTATTAAAATAATAAAGGATATACTCATTTATATATATAATAAATAATTATAATAAGAATAATAACAATAAATATTATATGTTTTATCCATTTCTTATATATGCGATTATCTTGATATAGTGCCAAATAAAACTTATCCATATAGGCGTTATAATTTACATAAGGTTTATTTATTTCAATGTTAAAATCCCTATATATAAAATAACCATAATCCATCATTGTCTCTCTTGTATCATAAAAACTTTCAATGGGATATTTTTTAATTATTTTAAAAAGAGTGTCCTGATATTCAGGAGGTATAAAATAAGGTATGGCTTCAAATAGTATTTTAATCTTTTTCTTGTTAGGTTTGCTAGGACTATAATAATAACAAGAAAAACATATGTAATTAAATAATAAATCCAAATTGGGTATAATCATTAAATATAATATATAAAAAGTTTATAATATTTACATTATGGACCAAAAACTATTATGTAATAATTGCGGAAATTACGGGCATCTCTTTTATAATTGTAAAAAACCTATTACAAGTTTCGGAATTGTATGCTATCGATACACAGACAAAATTGAATATTTATTGGTAAAAAGAAAGGATAGTCTTGGTTATGTTGATTTTTTAAGAGGAAAATACAACGAAAATAATAACTTTCAATTAAAAAACATTATTAACGAAATGACCGAAACAGAAAAGCATGACATATTAAATAAACCCTATACTGAATTATGGGACAAACTTTGGAACAAAGTGAATGATAGATATGATTCAAAAAACGAGGATAAGTATAATTATGTAGTGCTTCATAAAAAAGAATTATTTAATACAACTACACAATGGAGTGAACCTGAATGGGGGTTTCCAAAAGGTCGGCGCAATTACAAAGAAAAGGATTTAGAATGCGCTCTGAGAGAGTTTGAAGAAGAAACAGGATATCATAAAAATAATTTAATTATAATTAAAAATTTAAATCCATTTGAAGAAATATTTACAGGGTCCAATTTAAAATCCTATAAGCATAAATATTTTTTAACGAAAATAGAAGTAAATGATTCCTTAGTCGACACAACCTATCAGAAAAGCGAAATTGGTGACATGAAATGGTTTTCATATGAAGAATGTTTAGAAAAAATAAGAGACTACAATATTGAAAAAATACAAATATTAAATTCAATTCATCAATTATTAAAAAATTATAACATTTTTTAAATATAATGGAAGTTTATAAAAAATTAAGATTAAAGGAATATAAAAATCAAAAATATTTTGAAGATAATCCTACATATGCTTTACCTTATCCACATTTAGATGACCCTCAATTACAAAAAAAACTTACATTAAAAAAAGAGTTTAGCTATAAATATGATGGTGAAATTAAAGATGTTTCGACTCATGCCAATATTATATGTAAGCATAACGAACAGTTTGAATTATCGCCACACCAAGAGTTTATAAAACGGTTCATATCTTATCAAAGCCCGTATAACGGTGTTTTATTATATCACGGTTTAGGCAGTGGTAAAACATGCTCTGCTATAGGTATCACTGAATCCATCAGGAAATTTTCAAAATATATACATAATTTTAAAAAAATCATAATCATAGCATCCCCGAATGTTCAAGAAAACTTCAAATTACAGTTATTTGACCCCTCTAAATTAGTTAAAAAAAATAATAATTGGTCGATTCATGGGTGTTTAGGCAATTCACTCATAGAGGAATTAAATGTATATCAAATAAATAATTTAACACACGAAGACCTTAGCCAAAAAATACATCGTTTAATAAATAGTTATTATGAGTTTACGGGTTATATTGAGTTTGCGAATCGTATTCAAAAATGTATAACAGTCCAAGACGGAGGCGTAAATGAACGAGTAACACAAAAAAAGTTAAAATCTGAATTTGAGGACACATTAATTGTAATTGATGAGATACATAATATTAGGTTAAACTCGGACATTAAAAATGATAAGAAAGTTGCCAAATCATTATATCAATTGGTCCAGTATGTCAAATACTTAAAATTAGTATTCTTGACAGGGACACCCATGTATAATGACCCTAAGGAAATCATATTTGTTTTAAATATTTTGAATATGAATGATAATAGGTCTATTATAGGAACCCGAGAGATATTTGATGAGAATGACAATTTTATCATGCGGGGTGGTGATGAAATAGGTAAGCAATTATTTATAATGAAGGCAAATGGTTACGTATCTTATGTTCGAGGTGAAAACCCGTATTCCTTCCCTTATTTAATCACACCAAGTATGTATAATGACCCGCATTCTATTAAAGTAATTGGCGCATATCCTCGAGTCCAATTTAACACAAAAAAAATTACTCAGCCTATTAAATATTTAGATTTATATGTTAATCCATTAAATGAAATACAAGAAGCGGGATATACTCATTTTTTAGAAAAAGTTAGTGAAAAGATAAAGGACCAGGAAGGGTTTGAAGAGACAGATTCATTTGGATATGGTATCATTCAATCGCCGATTCAAGCGCTTAATATTGTTTATCCAGATGATAATTCATTCCTTACAGGAAATGTTGGATTAAAAAGTGTAATGAATTATAATGAGAGACAAAATCCACCAAGTAAAAATAATTTTGAATATAAAAGATTAAAAAATATGTTCGCATATGATGAAATTGGCAAATATAGTCATAAAATAAAGGCTATATTGGACCGTATCATAAATTCAAAGGGCATTGTATTAATTTATTCCGGCTATATTGATGGCGGGATTGTTCCATTGGCGCTTGCTTTAGAACACATTGGGTTTACACGATATGGCGCAAAATCTAAAACATTATTTAAAACAAAGCCTTATAAAGAAAGTGATTATGTGCCAATGAAAAAATTTACATACTCTATCATTTGCGGCGAAAAAACATTAAGCCCGGATAATAATGAAGAGATTGAGGCATTAACTCACAATAATATAAATGGTGAAAAAATTAAAGTTGTAATGATTTCACAAGCAGGAAGTGAGGGCATTGATTTAAAAAATATAAGACAGGTTCATATATTAGAGCCGTGGTATAATATGAATCGTATAGAACAGATTATAGGCAGAGCGAGAAGAAACTGTAGTCATAAGGAATTACCTTTGGACGAGAGAAATGTAGAAGCCTTTTTACACTGTAGTTCATTGAATACAAGCATTGAATCCATGGATATGTATTTATATCGATTATCTGAGAAAAAATCCATTAATATTGGTAGGGTATCTC